GCCTTTCGCATGCGTGACCAGGTTACTGAAACGAACGTGAAGACTTCTTCCGTGTACGGCCTTACAGATCCACACTCAGGGCTGGTCCGCTACGTCGGCTGCACAAAGAAGCCGCTGTACGACAGGATGTCACATCATTTTTATGAGGCCCGCGCGAGCAAGAGCGACTATCATCGTTTGCGTTGGATGCGAAAGTTGATGGCGGCTGGACTACAGCCCGGCATAATCCTGATTGAACAGGTGGACGAAAGTGAGCGTTTCCAGCGTGAGGTGTTTTGGATCGCGTTCTACCGTGCTCTCGGATTTGATCTGGTAAACAGTACGTCGGGCGGCGAGGGCGCGCCTGAGTTGAGCGACGAATCGCGTCGCAAGATGAGCGATGCAGCTAAACGGGCCGCTGAGCGGCAAACGCCAGAGCAGAGGGCGTTGCGTGGTCAAAACCTTAGAGTACTGACCACAGAACAGAGGAAGGCGGCGTCCATCAAGGGAGGCCTGAAGCGTCGGGGAGTAAACCTTACCCCAGAGCATTGCGCCAAGATCGCACAAGGGAAGATCGGCAACAAGCACTTCCTCGGCAAGCGCCACAGCGAAGAAACGAAACAAAGATGTTCTCTGGCGAAGATCGGCAATACCGCGAGGTTGGGCCAGCCGCATCTTGAAAGCACAAAGCAAAAGCTACGTGAGATTCGAAGGCGGAACGGGCACCCGACATTCAAACTCAACTGGGAGTTGGTAGCGGAAATCCGCAGAAGATTCACTGGTGAACGCGGGCAGCAATCCTTGCTTGCTCGCGAGTATGGCGTCTCGCAGGGTGTTATCTCGGAGATAGTCAATAACAAGATCTGGGTGTTGGGCGCAGCGTAAGAGATGGGACAACGTGGACCGCTCCGTGATCCGCATAGCAGGCGCGGGGCGAAGGAAATGCCGGATTACATCCCGGATGCACCGGAGAGGCCACGCGCCCCGAAGCATCTGAGCGATACGGCGCGGGGCATATTCGACGATCTGGTGGCCGACCTGGTAGACGCAGGCGTGCCGACGAAGCGCGCCGACGGACACGCAATCGGGATGGCTGCGATATGCCTTGACGAGGTGCGTCGGTGGTCTGAGATTGGCGAGCAGTCGCATGGCGATATGCGGTTGCAGTGCGCTCAGGTGGTGGCGCGGAATCAGCGAGACGCACAGTTATGGCTCGGCGTGATCGGCGCTACGCCTAAGTCGCGAGCGCAGATGGGATTGCGCGGCAAGCAGGAGCCGAAGAAACTCGGTGCGGTAGCGAGCATTCTGCAACTGAAAAAGCAGGCCAGTGGTATCTGAGCAGGGTATATATTTCGACGCAACCGAGGTTCGGCTGGCATTTCAGTTTATTGAGTCGCTGACTCTGACAAAGAGTACCAAGAGTGGCGCTCCTGAGCCGTTCATACTGCTGCCATTTCAGAAGCGGCTACTGGGCAACCTGCTTGGATGGAAGCGCCCAAATGGCGCGAGACTGTACCGCAAGTCGTATTTCTCGGTTGCTCGAAAGAACGCCAAGACCCAGACGCTAGCCGCTCTTGCGCTGTACCTGCTCGTCTGTGATGACGAGGCCGAGCCTGAGATTTACATGGCCGCGGCGAACAACGATCAGTCGTCACGATGCTATAGCGCCGCGCTTGCGATGGTCGAGGCGCACGAGGAACTGGCGGAGATGCTGGATACCTCGAAGGCTTACAAGTACGAGATTCGAAACCGATACAACGGCGGCTTGCTTCGGGCGCTTAGCGGGGAGAAGAAGGGAAAGCACGGCAAAAACCCGAGCACGGTAATCATAGACGAACTTCACGAGTGGAGCGCTGGGCAGGAAGAACTTTACGATGCGCTCACGACCGGATCTCAGGCGCGGCGTCAGCCTCTTGAATTGGTCATCACGACCGCTGGCATTGATGAGCATTCGCTTTGCTATAGGAAATACGAGTACGCGAAGCGGGTCATGAATGCGGAGGTTGAGGACTCGACGTTCTTCCCTCTGATTTATGAATTGCCGAAAGAGGCAGAGTGGACGGATGAGTCTCGGTGGCATCTGGCAAATCCGAGCCTCGGAGATATTGTTAAGGTCGAGAACCTGCAAGAGGATAAACGTCTTGCGCTGGCTTCTCCCGCAGAGCAGAACAAGTTCCGTCGCTTCTGTCTTAATCAGTGGGTGAACGCGGCGGATCAATGGATACCGCTGCATGAATGGGACGCCTGCAAGAGTGAGATTGACTGGGAATGGTTGCGCCAGTATCCGTGCTATGGCGGGCTGGATCTTGCCGCGGTGTACGACTTGACAGCGTTTGTTCTCGCGTGGCCTGTCGCGGATCGGTTGTATGTGCGCCCGTGGTTCTGGTTGCCGGATCAGGGGCTCGTGGAGCGGTCGAGGCGCGATAACGTGAGATATGACGTTTGGGCTAATGACGATCATATCGAATTGACTCCCGGTGCTGTTACGGATTGGCGATTCGTGACGCAGCGTATTTGCCAGTTGGCGTCGGAGTATGACATTCGAGAGATTGCGTTCGACCGATGGGGCGCTCGCGATACAGCGGCTGAACTCGAAGAGCACGGGCTTACGGTCGCCAGGCATGGGCAGGGAACCGCAGATATGAGTGCGCCTAGCAAGCGGCTAATGGAGTCAGTGTTATCGCGCACGCTGGTCCACGACGGCCATCCTGTGCTTCGCTGGAACGTCGATTGTTGCTCTGTGCAGTGCGACGCTGCGGACAATATCAAGCCGGTTAAGCCCGAGCGCAACAGGTCCAGCAAGAGGATAGATGGCGTAGTGGCGATGGCAATGGCGGTTGGAAGAGCTATTGCGGCAGAGAATCAGCCGTCGCCGTACGAAGAGCGCGGCATTTTGATGATATGACGATCATCCGCAAGGCATACGACTGGGTTGGGTCAGCACTCGGGTTCAATAGCGAGCCTGTTGGCACGCTTGGCATGTACCTCAACCCGGTTGGCTATAGCGGGCGCATTGTAACGCCGGATTCATCGCTTCAGACAATAGCCGTTCTGCGGTGCGCAACATTGCTTGCGGGCGCTGGTGCATCGCTGCCGATAGACGTGTTTACTCGATCTGGCGCGATGCGTCAGTCGGTTGAGAATCATCCTGCGGAATATCTGCTGGACTCGACGCCCAACGAGGACATGACCTCGATGGACTTCAGGGCGGCGATGTGGATGTCGTTTCTGCTCTGGGGTAATGCCTATGCTCGGATCGTCTGGAGCGGAGATGGCAAGCAAAGGCCGATAGGGCTGTACTGGCTCCCGCCAAACCCTGAATGTATGCAGGTGCGGCGTCGCGATAATGGCCGGCTGATCTATCTGTATACGCCTCCGGGCGCGACAGTGCCCGTCCCATACGAGCCACGGGACATCCTGCACGTGAAGTGGTTCTCGAACGATGGCGGAATCACGGGTATGTCTCCGATTGCTCAGGCGCGGCAGGCCATCGCGCGGAGTCAGGACGCGGAGGAGTACGGGGCGCGGTTCTTCGGCAACGGCGCGAAGCCAAGTATCGCGATTGAGTATCCGACCAAACTGAGCGATGCGGCTATTAAGAACCTGCGGGAATCGTTCGAGCGGCAGTATGGTGGCGTAGAGAACGCGCACCGCGTAGCCGTATTCGAGGGCGGGGCGAAGATATCGCCGTTCTCGATCAACCCGGCAGATGCGCAGTTTCTGGAGCAGGAGCAATACGGAGATGAGCGGATTGCGATGCTATACGGCATCCCGCCGCACATGCTCGGGCTGGTGAGCAAAACTACCTCGTGGGGTAGCGGCATCGCAGAGCAGAAGCTCGGCATGTTGACGTTCACGCTTGAGCCGCTTCTGGTCATTCACGAGAAGTCCTATGAACGTAGTTTGCTCCGTGACGATGAGCGTCGCGTCTCGATCAAGCACAACCTCAATGCCTTCATGCGAACCGACATCAAAACCCGGTTCGAGGCGTACGCGATTGGCGTAGACAAGGGCATCCTGACTCGCGATGAATGCCGCGCACTGGAAGATCTCAACCCGCGGGGCGTTAATGCCGACGTATTGACGGTGCAGTCCCAAATGATTCCGCTGGACATGGCAGGCAAGATCACGAAGCCATCGCAACAGCAGCAGGAGGCATCGAATGATCGAATATAAGTCCATCCCGTTTGAGGTGAAAGCTGTCGATTCAGATGAGGGCACATTCGATGGCTATGCCAGTGTCTTCGGCAACGAAGATTCGCATGGCGATGTGGTTGCTCCGGGCGCGTTCACAAAGACGCTGATGGAACGCAAGGGCCGCATCAAGGTTCTTTGGATGCATGATCCATATACGCCGATTGGCGTTCCGGTGGACATGAAAGAGGACAATTACGGCCTCTGGACTCGCAGCAAGATCAGCAAAACGCCGGAAGGCGAGAGGGCGCTGACGCTGCTGCGTGATGGCGTGGTTACGGAGATGAGTATCGGATTCACGCCGGTCAAGTCGGAGTGGATTGACGAGAAGAATTACAAGCGCCGACTGCTCGAAGTGAAACTGTTCGAGTACTCGCCGGTCACGTGGGCGAGCAATGAGTTGGCGCTGATTACCGGCGTCAAGTCGGTTAATGACTTTTATGCGCTTGCAGCCCGCGCCCGTGACCTCGGCGAGGAGTTGAAGGCGGGCCGCGTGTTGAGTGAGAAAAACCGCACACTGATTCAGGAGTGCATGTCCTCCCTGTCTGGTGCGGGCGATATGTTGAAGGCACTACTGGACGCCACTGAGCCGGGTAAGTCCACTCAGGACGCAGCAGCCGCCGCGACCGCAACGGAGCCGGAAGAACTCCACTCCCTGTTGCAGCAGTTCCGCAGTACAGCAGCACTGTTTAAGTCTGCTGCGTAATACATTTCCGACATCAACAGGAGACAACGAATGGAACCCATTCAGGAAATCAAGACACTCGTGTCTGATATGGGCACCGCGTTCGAGGAGTTCAAGCACTCGCACGGCACCCTGAAGGACGAAGTCAAGAAACTCAACACCGAAGACGTGATCCTCAAAGAAAAGATCGCGAAACTCGCTGACGAGATCACCGCAAAACACGAAGCCGCGCAGAAGCAACTGGATGCGCTGAAGGCGCAGTCTGAGCGCCCGGATTATGGCAAATCCGGCGATGAGCAGAAGAAAGTCGCCGATGAAGCGATGCTCTTCACAAAGAGTGTTCTGTCTGCCAACAACAAGCCTTACGGCGAGGACGTGCCGGCTGACATTGAGGGATACAAGGCGTATTCCGGTGTTCTGGGCAAGTATCTCCGCAAGGGAGAGAAAGTGCTCGACCTGGTTGAGCACAAGGCGCTTTCCAGCGGATCCGACCCGGACGGCGGATACCTTGTTCGTCCTGTGTACGCGACGGGGATTATTGAGCGCATCTTCGAGTCATCTCCTATGCGGCAACTCGCCAGCGTGCAGATGATCGGCACGGACGAGTACAAAATCCTTCAGGATCCGAACGAAGCGGACGCTGGATGGGTTGGCGAAACACAGGAGCGCCCCCAAACGAATACGCCGCAAGTCTCTGAAAAGAGCATCTTCGCGCATGAGGTCTACGCGAAGCCCCGTGCTTCTCAGAAGAACCTCGAAGATGCCTTCATGAATGTCGAGGCGTGGCTGGCCCGCAAGGTTGCGGACAAGTTCGCCCGCATGGAGGCGACGGCGTTTGTTAGCGGCAACGGCGTGGCGAAGCCTCGCGGCATTCTGACCTATACGGCTGGCACAGCGTGGGGCCAGATCGAGCAGGTTGTCAGCACGTCCAATGGCGCGTTCACGTACGCGGGACTGCTGAATGTCATGACCAGCCTGAAGGAGCCGTTTCACTCTGGCGCGTCATGGCTCACCCGTCGCCAGTCTGTTGCCAGCATTATGTTGCTGACCGATGGCGATGGCCGCTATATCTTCCAGCCGATCCTGACGGGCAACTTCAACCAGACGCCGCTGCTCGGCTACACGCTGCGCTATGCAACCGATATGCCGGCTGTGGCGACTGATGCTCTGGCGATGGCGTTCGGCAATTTTGGCGAGGGCTATCAGATTGTGGACCGCATCGGCATCTCGGTTCTCCGCGATCCGTTTTCGGCCAAGCCGCACATTGAATTCTACGCTCGCCGTCGTGTTGGCGGTGACGTTGTTAACTTCGACGCGATCAAACTGCTGAAACTGTCGGCCAGCTAATCAGCGGACTAAAGAGGAAAAAGGAGAAAACACAGATGGCAACCATGGATCTGTATAACAACATCAAAGTGTCCTCTCTGCTGATTCCGGCTGTCCGCACTGCGGACGCGAACAGCACTGCGGTGGACATGCAGGGATTCGAGAGCGTGGTGTTTGTCGCTGATGTCGGAAATTCCGCCGACACACTGAGCGGCAGCGTCAAAATCGAATTCGAACTGGAGGAGTCGGACGACAACTCCACCTTCACCGACTGTGCGGACGCCGATGTGATCGGCTATGTCGATGGCACCAATGACGGCACGTTTGCGGTGAT